GTCGGAGTAGATGAGCTGGCGCTGCGCGAGGAATTGCTGCTGGTACATCTGCTGCGCGCGCGCCGCGATCTGGTTCGGGTTCATCATCCCGTACTGCGAGTAGATCGAGAACGGGCTCGAAACCGGGCCCCCTCCGCGCCCCGGCCCTGGAGCTCCTCCTCCCGCCCCTCCTGGCTGCCTGTAGGCGTAGCCCTGGGACATCGGGTAGTACGGGGGCGCGACCCGGGACGCGCCGTAGGGGCCCTGCGCCGTTACCCGGGGAGGCGGAGGAGGCATCGCCTAGTAATAGGTGTACCAGGGGTTGTGAGCGTAGGCCTGGGCCGGAGGCGTCGCCGCTGGCTGGTATCCCGGCCAACCCTGAGAGGTGTAACCGCCGCCGCCGCCGCCGTACATCGGCCCCGTGTCCGTCCGCCCGTACGCGCCCCACTGGCTGGGATCGAGCCAGCCGTACGTCTGCGCCGCGCGCATGGCCGCGTCCGCGCGCGCCTGCGCGAGCTGCATCGCGAGCTGGTCGTTCATCTGCGCGAGGCTCCCGAGGCCCTGAGCTCCTCCGGCTAGGAAGCTGCGAAGGGCGGTGTAGCGACCCTGCTCGGCCTCGCGGATGCTCGCCTCCTGGTCGGTCGTCAACTGCCCCGAGGAGAGCAGCCCTCTCGCGGCAAGCTGAGCTTGCGACTGCGCGTCCTGGATCGTCTGCTGCTGCTGCAGCTGCGCGGTCTGCGAGTACTTGTTCGCGGCGGCCTGCTGGATCGTGTTCGCGTCGATGTACTGCCCGAGGTTCCCGAGCGAGCTCGGGTCGACGACACCGAGGTCGATGAGCGATTGGCGCAGCTGCGACTGGAAGTTCCCGCGCGCCGTCCCCATCTGCGCGTTCATCAACGACTCCATGCCCTGCACGCCGTAGTCGCCGCCGATCAGCCCCGCGTACGGGTTGATGTTGATGTTCGGGTTGTACGGCCCGACGCCACCACCCGGGAGGCCGCCGCCGACGCCGCCGACACCACCGGCTCTCGGCACACCCGCGGCCTGCCCGTAGTTCTGGTTCATGTAGTCGTAGTTCCCCCAGCCTCCGGCCGCGTGCTCAAGCGGACTGAGCCCGTTCCTCTGCAGCGGGGTCGGCCCAAGCGCGTATCCCTGCGCCGTCGGTCGGTAGGGGGCTGCGACTGCTGAGGCCCCGTACGGCCCGTAGGAAGTGACTCGCGGCGCGGGGGGCCGGTTCAGGAGGACGGCCACGATCGGGAGTCTAGGTCACTGCCCGGTCGATATGGCCCAGATGATCCCGGCGTAGCTCGGGGTGTCCGCTGCGTAGCCCCCCGACGTCCCGCCGTTCAGGACGTGCGTGTGCGCTCCCTGCGAGTCGGTACTGCCCGATCCCGAGAAGGAGTGGTTGTGCCCGCCCGCCGCCGCCGTGTAGTTGTCGAAGTTCGAGACGATGAAGCGGGTGGTGCCGCCGGAGCCGAGAGCAGCCGAGCCGCCGCCCGACTCTGCGAAGCCCGCGTTCAGCGCGGTGTGCTGGTGGTCGCCGACGCTGCCCGTGCTCCCCGAGACGGAGACGCCGTGCGAGTGCGCTCCCGCGCTGCCTGTCGTCTGCGAGATGTTGTGGAAGTGGAAGGGCCCACCGCGCGAGCCGTAGGCGACACCCTCCGTCGCCGCGAGCCCGACCTTCGCGCCGCGCCCGTACAGAGCTCGGTCGCGGAGATCGGGAAGGTTGAAGGTTGTCGACCCGTCCCCCGCTCCCCAGATGACGCCGATCGCCCCGAAGAGGGCGGGGAAGTCCGTCCGGACGCGCGTCGTCCCATCACAGGGAAGTCCGTCCGAGGGCATCGCCGCGTCCGCCGCGATCGGGAAGATCACCCCTGGCGGGAGCTGCGTCGGCCCACCCGCGCCGCCCCCGCCGCCCTGGATCTGCGACGAGGTGATGACGATCCCCGCGCTCTCGATGTAATTCTTGAGCCAGGTCTTGAACTCGACCGGGAAGTAGGTGGGGTCGGAGAGAAGCTTGACGACGAGGACCTGCTCGGCGTCGGTGAGCCGAGTCGAACCGAGCTGCGTCGACGGCCCGCCGGTCGGCAGTGGGACCGACGGGACGCTACTCATCTCAGAGCTTGCCTCTGTCCTGCGGCCAGGCGTCGACGCCGATGTCGTACAGGCGCGCGATGAAGACGGGGAGCAGCTGGGCGACGTCGAGCTGGACGCCGTAGCCACGCTTGTCGAGGCGCAGGCGGTTGCGCTTGTAGCGCGGGTAGGCGGGGATGTTCCCGATCGAGGTCGTGCTCAGGTGCGGGTAGGGCGAGACGCGGGCCCCGACCTGGTAGACGTCGGCCTTCGTCTGGCTCTGGGCCTGCGTCAGGTGCGAGACGTAGACGTGACGCAGGCGCTTGACGCCCTCGGGCCCGAGCTTCATCCAGCCCGTCCGGATGTGGGTCAGGACGGGCAGCCCGTTCCCGTCGACGGAGTCGGGCGCGGTCGGCGTCCCACCCACATCCGGGTCGAACTCGAAGGGCCCGAACATCATGGGAGAGAACTGCGCGATCTGGGGTGAGCCGAGAGTCGGGACGGAGGCGTCGACGCCCCACCACGCTTCCTCGACCCCGATCTCCGAGGGGACGTAGCAGGTCGCATTGATGTTGCGGAAGCGAAACCACGTCCTGTCCATGAGGTTGCAGAGGAACGTCGTCGGGCGCTGCTCGTCCGGCGTCGACGAGCTCCAGTTGGTCAGGATCGTGACGATGAGGAGGTCGCGGAAGACGCACGCGTGAACCTGCGTGCCGGTCTTCTTCTGCGCGTACGCCTGCCGCCAGAGATCCGAGATCCCGCCCTGGTCGGTCAACGAGCGGATGGTCGCTCCGTCGGTCAGGTAGACGCCGTGCGGGTTCGCGAAGCAGACGTTCTCCTGCCAGGCTGAGATCGAGGCCGGGTCGGAGCAGCCGACCTGCGAGGAGAAGACGTCCGTGTACATGTCCGTGTTCACGTTCGTCGCCGGGGGGATCGAGCCGCGGATGCGCTCGATCGAGCCGTCGTGGAAGACGAGGATCTGCGCGGCCATCGGCCAGATGCCGGTGATGGCGCGCGTCATCCCGATGACGGACTTGGCGTCCCAGGCCGAAAGCGGCCCGACGTTCGGCGCCGTGCCCTGCGTTTCGAGCGGCGAGAAGTAGACGATCGAGGGGTCGCCCACCGCCGCCGGGACACCGCCCGCGATCAGCCGCTCCTTGTATGCCCCGAGCACCGTCGCCTTGGGGGCGGTCGAGTGGCAGTTCCCGATCGCGAGCGTCCCCGATGCGTTCGTGACGACCTTCGGCACCACCGTCCCCGAGGCGTCGGCGAAGTAGACGCGGTCGCGGAGCAGGACGCCGTTCTGCATCGAGTTCGCGAACAGGGCCCCGATGAGCGTCGAGGCCCCCGTCTGCGGGTTCACGTCGTACAGGTTTCCGCCCGTCCCCCCGATCAGGAGCTTGGTCCCGGCGCGGAAGGCGGCGTGCTTTCCGCCCCAGGCCGGCCCCGCGAAGGCCGGGGTCGAGAAGTACGTCCAGGGAGCTCGCGCTTCGAGCTTCGCGCCTCGCCTGTCCGGGATCCAGTCGGCGAGGTCCCAGACGAAGCCCTGGGGCATGTTCGAGATGTCGTGGTCGCGCGCGAACCCGCGCACGCTCCCGAGCAGCGAGATGGGTACGGTCACCGAGCGCCCAGGTAGTCGCCTGACGCAGAGAGCACGCCGACGTTCGCTTCGAGGTCACGTCGACGCGACGCCTGCGGGGTCACACGCTTGGTGAGCAGGCGCTTGATGCGTGCGATCTCGCCCTCTGTCCCGTCCTGACCCTCGTACTGCTGACGGAACTTCTCCCCCGCACCCGAGCCTTCGTGCTGGACGTACTCGCCGCCCTTCCAGAGCCCGTACATGACGATGCCGGGATGGAACTCCGGCGCGAGCCCGCCGAAGCTCGCCGTCTGGGGGTCGTCCGAGTCGGAGGAGAGCGGGGTGGGGCGGAAGATCCCGTAGGCGTTGATCGCCTGCGAGGTCGTCGCGATGGGGCTGATCCAGAGCAGCGGCTCCTCATAGGCGAACCCGTACCCCCCGAGCGCCTGGATCGCCGTGATGTCCTCGCGCGTGTACCGCTTGAGGAAGGCCTGCCCCGGGATCTCGACGTCGACGAGGGCGAGGATCGAATTCGACATGTCATAGATCGGGGTGTTGGCCGTGAGCTGAAGTGAGATCAGGCGCGTGTACGGCCGCGTGCGGACGAGGATGTCGATGACGCCCTCGTTCAGCCAGTCCTTGATCATCGACACCTCGTCGTTCCAGATGTTCTCCTCCATCCCCAGCGTGTACTTCACCCTGTCCTGCATCTGCTTGAAGGTCATCCCGTCTCCTATCCCTCGAACACGCCGACCGGCGCATGGTTGAAGCCTGGTGCGCTCCCGGTCAGCGCCCCGTTATTGCGGTTCCCGCTGAGGTCGGCCTCGGGAGCACCCGCTCCGTAGATCGGGACGTAGAACACAAGATTCGAGCGACGGAAGTAGGCGGGGGATACGCCCGCCGCGAGCGCGGCGATCTCGGCATTCGAGAGGGCGACATTCCAGACAGCCGCCTCTGCGATCCTGCCGTCGAACGGACCTGCGTTCGCCGCCGAGTTGCCTATCGTCAGAGCTGCTGAACCAGCCTGGTTGTTCGTCCCCTGCGTCATCTGCCCGTCGAGAATGCCGTTCAGGAAAAGCTGGAGTGAGTTCGCTCCTGTCCCCTGCTTGCGCCCAAGGTGGTGATACCAGCGCCCGTTCACAAGCGTCGTTCCCCCGACGATCTGGAACTGCGTCGAGCCGTCGTTCCCGAACCAGCGAGCCTTGCTCGAAGAGATGTCGAGCAGGTAGCTGTTCCCTCCCGCGACGTCCGACCACTTGCCGAGCAGCCTCCCGGCGGCGCTCGTCACGGTGTCGCAGTGCCACCAGCAACAGGCCGTGATGTCCCCGCCGATCTGAAAGAGCGCCGGGTTCGCCGCGTTCAGCAAGTTCGTACCACTGCCAGGAAAGTCGCGGCTCATCAGGACACCTGCAGGTAGGCGTTCAGAAGCTCAGTGTTCACGGTCAGCGTGTCCGAGGCGTCCGTGCCTTCGTGGTAGACCTCAACGAGGATCAGGTCGCCCGAGTGCCACGTCTCCCCGGCCTGCGTGAAAGAGACGACCTGGCGCGTTCGCGCTGCCGAGATCGTCACCACCTGGGCGGCGATGGCGTTGAGCGCCGCCGGGTTGTAAGACGCTCCTGCGACGACGGCGTAGGTCTTGACCGAGAGCCTCGTCGCCCCCGTCCCGTTCGCGCCCACTTCGAGGACGACGCGCTGGAGCGTGACCGGCCAGTTGTCGGGGATGCGAGCCGTCCCGAAGACCTTGCCCAACTGCTTCTGGACGAACTCCCAGCGCCACTCCTCCCAGGCCGTGAGCGCGGAGACGGTGGGGAAGGAGTTGCCCGCGTTCGCCGCCATCTGCGGGTTGCGAAGCTGAATCGGGACAACGTTCCCAGGCAGTCCGGGGACGGCAGCAAACGGCTCCCAGTACGGGGCGCTCATCTCAACTCACCCTGATCGGTCGCACGGCAAGAACCCGCCAGTTGAACTGCGCCGTTCCAGCCGCAGCGAACGAGGCGTAGCGAAGACGAAGATCCGCGCCAGCGGCAAGCGCCAACATGGGGAAGGTGAACGTCACGGTTGCGTTGGAGTTCGCGGACGGGCCGATCACGCTGTAGGTGGCCTGGTTGGGATTGGTCGCACCGATGCATGGCCCCAGGCCGATCTGGGCGCTTGCGATGGTGTCCGTAGCCGCGAT